AGTAATTCTATAAATCTGAAATTTGGACATTTATAAATGTCCATTTTTGAGAAAATCAAAAGAGAATCCAAAACAGGTTTTTTTATTTTTTTTATAAAATACTGGTATTTTGAGTAATATTATCAATTACCTTACGTATTGTGCTTTCTAATTGATTAATTGAACTTAAATTTAACTGGATAAGAGATACACATCATTTTTATTCCTCTGAACTACTCTCCTTATTACTTCTTGAATACCTTTTTTCAATATATCTTGAGAACCTTCCTTATCCCATTCGTTGTTTTCTTTAATATATAACGTCTTACGTTTTTTATCAGTACAATGAATCGGTCGTTTATTCATTCCTAGTCCCTGTAAATTCTCAATAAAAATCTTGGTAATACCTTTAATATAACCATTTTCTGCTTGGTTCTCTAAATCTGTTAAAGAAACCTGTATTTGTTTTATAAAATCAGAAAAGTTAATTGCATCTTTACATTCCTCATTGAGAAACACTTGTATATTAAATTGATTATTATTATTATTATTATTATTATTCCCTATTTTTGGAACTATATCCTGAATTGTCTTTAACATCTCTGTGTTCTCTTCCAATATTTTACTTGTCTCTTTCTTATGTTCTCTATTTTGGAGAACCAACATCTCCATTAAGTCCTTGTTTTGAGATAATAAGTATAATATTGATGGTTTTTCTACAACCTCCAATTTTATTATTGTTTGTTTGATCATACATTTTTTCTTATGATACCACAGACTATTCCGCACTTTGTATTCTTTACCACACTCACAAGTATAAATAGGATTTTGGCGACTTTGGCGACTTTTTGCGACTTTGGCGTTCAAAATCGTTCTATTTGTCATTTTATTATGTTTTGCAGTTAAAATATGTTTATCATAATCACTGTTTTTAAAGCATGTATAATGACATTCTTTACATTGATAAATTCTGGCGACTTTTGGCGACATTTCGTTCTAAATGTTCTATAATTTATAGAACTAAAAAATCTCTATTTATCACACGCACGCTGTTTTATATTTTTTCTTATGCTAACAAAAATTATAAATAAAAACACGATTTACTGCATTATGCTTTAAATCACTTTTTCAAAAAAGTGGTTGAAAAAGTAATTCTTATAACTCCGTAAAAAATCTGAAATTTGGACATTTATAAATGTCCATTTTTTATAACTTCGTAAAAAAATCAAAAGAGAATCCAAAACGGGTTTTTTTCATTTTCTTCTAAATTAAAGGTATTTTGTATGGTATTATCTATCACCTTACCTACTATGGTATCCTAAATAGCATGATTTATAAAACTCACAACATATGCCTATTTATAATGGTCGATTTGTCAATGCATTCTCTAATACTGTGAAAAACACATTATCAAAACGTCGCGAATTGAATGGTTCATGTAATCCTGGAACTAATTTAGAATTGATAATCCTGGAACTAATAATAGAAGGTATACCACTTATTTCGTCATTTTTTCCAAATATTACACTTACATTTTTATTATTATTTATAGTATCGGGTAAATTATCTATTTCTGGCATCCATTGTATCATATCTACAACTTGATGTAATTGTATAAGAGTATTATTATTATTCAACATATTACCCAGATCAAACAATTTAGATGACGGAAATAAAAGTGAACTCGGTATATATATTTTATCAATCAAAGGAATGTTAGTAAGCATCTTTTGCCATTGTGATGCATAAACAAAAGGCATTAGTAATATTACTTTTTGACTTTCTAGTAATAGCTTATCGCACATCATGCGATATATTAACCCTCCACCCATTGAATGTCCTATAATTATATCATATGATTGTGTTAAAGCATTCAATCGTTTATATACATCAATAATTCGCTCATCTGTGGTATATGTGAAGAAATCAACTTTATATTGTGAAGCGTTTAATAATTGCTTAATTACAAAATACGTATCGTTTTAGTTTTGCGTATAATGCGTGTTGAACCCACATACGAATAATAACTTATACATATATATCTATATATATATATAATAATTTTCATATTACAATAAAATAAGGTATGATTACACTTATATAATACTAACTCGTATAATGGTATAAGACATACAAAGGAAATATAATAATAATTATTATATAAAAACGACTTAATAATTATGCGTATAGTAATATAACTAGAACAACTTCAATGTCTACAGAATGTGGAATTTGCGCAGAAAAATACAATCGTTCTAATAGGTTTCCTATAACATGTGGGTATTGTGAATATAATGCTTGCCGTTCTTGTTGTGAGGTATGGATTACAGGTGATACAATACCACGCTGTATGAATACAACGTGTCGTAAAGAGTGGAATCGCACGTTTATAGCAGCAAATTTCACGAAAAAATTTATGACTACAACATATAAGAGTCATCGAGAGAAAATACTACTAGACGAACAAAGGGCATTATTACCAGCAACACAACCGATTGTAGAGCGCCAAATAGAAACAGAACGTATTACCAATCAAATAAATAACGTATATGAACAAATAAGAGTATTGAGTGTCGAAGCTCGACGTCTGTCTCGTGATAAAGTATCATTAACTCTTACTTCTAGTACAAACATAAGGCGCGAGTTTGTTCGCGCTTGTCCGGATTCTGAATGTCGAGGTTTCCTTAGCACCCAATGGAAATGTGGTATTTGTGAAAAATTTACTTGTAATAAATGTCACGAGGTAATAGGTACAAGTAAGGAAATAGAACACACATGCAATCCAGAAAATGTAGCAACTGCTGATTTGTTGAATCAAGACACCAAAACGTGTCCAACTTGCGGAACTGGTATACATAAGATAGATGGTTGCGACCAAATGTTTTGTACGATGTGTCATACTGCGTTTAGTTGGAGAACTGGACGGTTAGAAACACATATACATAATCCACATTATTATGAATTAATGCGTCGTATGGGAGGTAATATACAAAGGAATCCAGAAGATATTGCGTGTGGTAATGAAATTAATCATTATTTTACTAACAGATTAGTAAGCGAAATGAGAATACGAGTAATGCCGAATAGTCAAGTTAAGTATATTACTGATATATGTCAAATGATATCTCATAATCGTTATGATTTACTTCCGCGATATCAAGTAGACCATGTTTTAAACCATCAAGGTTTACGAGTATCATATTTGCGAAAATTTATAGACGAAAATGAGTTTAAGATCAGTTTACAGCGAATGGAAAAGAAAACGATTGTTAAACGCGAACTATATGATATTTTGAACGTGGTTCAAAACACAGTTGCAGATATTTTAAACAGATACTATGACAAGATAACGAATATGGAAACTTCTTATGAATTATTAAGCGACGAAAGTATAATAGAATTCGATACAATTATGGGTGAAATACCTCGCATAAGAGATTACGCAAATGAATGTTTACACGACGTATCAAAGACATACGGAACAGTGAGAAAGATATTTAATAATAAATTTAAATTGTCTTGATAAGTAAAGACGAATACTGATAAAAAAAAATACCATAATATAGTTCTACTTATCAATTTGATAATATTTTCAGTCATATAAATATTTGTAAATATCTATATGATCTTATTTTCTAGTAAAAACTCTTCATCCGTTTTACGTACTTGTTCTTCGTATTTACCCTTTAATAATGAAACCATGATAAAGGTTAGCTGTTCCAGTTCACAATCTAATACCATTAGTTCATTCGTTTTAACATTATATAACTTGAATTCACGAGGTTCTCTATGAATAACCTTATACACCCAAGCATAAAAAACTAATTGAATCTTATGTTCCAATGTTAGAGAACCTGAACATTTAAATTCAAAAACAGAAGATTTAGTCATCAAATCCAATATTCCAGAAAATTCAAACCGGATATTAACGAAATAACAAGATAAAACACTGTTTAATTTGTCCTGTTCTCCTATCATCGAAGGAGATATTATATATTTTTCTGCTTCGAATGGAGAATCTGCGTCTATTTCACCGATAATAACTTGTCTATAACGGTCCATACACGTTTCAATCAGTTCAAATGTAAGCCATTTATAGTCGTTTTCATCGATTTGTTTCAATCTATAATTCAGGTTCTCTTCGATTGATGAGAGAACATTAGATAATAAAAGATAATCTTCTATTGTTTTACAAGGATTTGGTAGTTTATCCACCAACCCTCTTATATAAGTATAATCTTTCTCGTCAGATTCTAATAATAGCATATGAATTCTGTTAAAAAGTGTGTTACCTGGGTTATCTTTTTCGGGACAATACTCGTTATATAACTGGTCGTATAACATACAAGGAATGGCGACACCGTTCAAATCACTAACTCCTTCAAATAAACCATTACGTGTTTGTATGACATTTGGTATTTCCAATTCATCTATCAAATAGTTTTTAAGAGAACCTGGTTTAAAAAATTGGTCAATTAGAGGCGATATTTCTTCTATAATTGATTCTGGTATGAAATTTACAATGTCACTCACACGAACACGTTTTGTTTTTATTATATCCTCGTCTTTAGCTTCATCTTCCAAGTCGAAATACTTTCGAGGAATACCCTTGAAATCTATAAAATCTGAACGTCCCATCTCGTGATGATTCATTTTTAAGAAATCCAATGGTCTAGAGTATTTATTGTTATCGAATTCAAAAACTGTCAGTTTACAAGATGCGCGAGTTGATGCCACATAAAACACATTGGGACATATCATTGTATCTAATTGATTGCGTGCGAAACGCTTATAATAGTCATTATCAAAACCAAGAACAAATACATAAGGCCTTTGTCGTCCTTTGGACGAATGAAAGGTAGAGAACACAACTTTACCATTAATAATTCTTTTATCTAATTTACCAATATCAAATGTGGGAACGTAACATGGAACGTCGTTAATTACAAGTGCATTTTCGATGCTTTTCACGACAGTGCATTTAACGGACGCTGTCAGAACGAATATATCATTCGGTTTTACACCAGCACTCAATAATTGTTTTATAACATAGACAATGTATTTACCAGTGTTATTCGGAGAACCTCTATAATAGGTAACTGGTTCTCCAGATTTACAAGATAACATCAATTCTTCATCCAACAACGTCTTATTAACAAACGAAGAAATTTGGTCTGTAATACGATACGACATTTGCAGACTACAATGAACGAAGCGTGCATCTTTTAAAAAAGGGAATTCAGTCCAAACTTTATCACCCATAGTCAGAAAACGTGAATCTGAACCCTTGAATTCGTACAAAGACTGTCTAACATCACCGAGTATCAACAATTGAATAGGATTACCAGCATCTTCTAAGAACTTTTTAATCAAACGATAATATAAATTTGTATTATCTTGGTATTCATCTAACATACACATATCATAATTCAAAATATTACGTACGGGTTTCATATCATTCCGTACGACCTTACGAATACCTGCATCTGTATTACAATCTTTCGAATAATAATGGAAACCCAAACTATGAAATGTATGAACATCTATATTATCTAACCCCATTACCTTTACCTTTTCCATATTTTCAGCGCGTAGTTCTGAATTATAAGTGAGTTGTATAATTTTTTTAGTGGGGAATTGTTTGGCTGCTGCTAGAATAGTGCTGGATTTACCCGAACCAGCAACAGCACTACATATTACATTATAACCTTCTTTTAATTTATCTATAACAAATTGCTGTTCATCTGATGGAATGTTCATAAGTAGTTTAACAATACATATAAACAAATATTTAAACGATTTACATAAAGAATATAACAGCGCGATAATTCAAACTTTCGATGATGGTCATCACTATTGAAATCTATCGTGGTCCTAACTATTAATCTCGTCAGTAACTAGGAGATGGGTGTCGATTATAACTCCAATCATCTCTAGACGACCCATATTTATCAGAATCGAAATCTTCATCGGTTAAATGTTTTGTACGATTGTATTTTGTTACCTTCTCCTTCTCCTTCTCCTTCTTTGGTTTCTTAACATACGCTACACACTTTCCTTTCTTATTACGTCTTGTTCCTACACGACAACGTTTTCTCGCACCTCCCATTGTTCTTGATTTCGACTTCTTACTAACGCTATTACATTTCTTCTTTCTACTCTGTGTTCTTCTGGTATTTTTAACTTTACTGAAAGTTCCCATTATATACTTATATGACATTATAATATATATTACACTGATTAATGAAAAAAGATGTATTTTACACCATTAAATAATATACATTTAAGTATATTATCGCTTTTTAACGATATAATTAACAGTAATTGACCACGAATAATATAAATCGACTATGCGGATTGAATTCTTCGCTGGTTTAATTTATTTCTAAATGTCTTGTTGTTTTTAATACCACGTAATAAACGCAATTGCTTCTGTGCTTTTACACGAGTTGTACATTTTGAAAAAATCTTTTTTGTATTTTTATTGAATACCTTATAACAATTTTGATTTCGCATCTTACGTAAAGCGTAAGGCATATTATATATATACGGGTATATATATATAATATGAAGGTTTATTCATATTATATATATATACCCGTATATATATATAATATGAATAAACCTTCATATGACTTAGTACCAAAATTACTAATTACAACTCACGGTAAATGGACTATACCAGATAATTATTTAGCAGGTCCCGAAACATTTAAATTACCGTGTAATACAAGGATTATGTATGCATCTGGAATGGGAATAGTCAATTATTTAAACCAAACAGTGCCTAATATGATTCATAAAGAATACCAGAAGAATAAAACGAATCAATATGGTCTTAGACAATTAAAAAGTTTTAAGAAAGATCTACGTGCTTACGACTTATATGGATGTTGTGACAGTCTGGCTTGTAAAGACAATCGACGAAATAACGCACCGATGTTACGAGGCATATTGGAATCAGAAAAAGATACTGGGATGCATTATTTAGATAAAATGTTAATCACAGAATTCTTGGACAATTCTGATGAACTATTCCGTATTGCTTCTAAAGTAAAAGGTGATGATATGCCTGTAAAAACATTCGAAATTTCAAAGAGCGAATTTGGAAAATTTGACGACGGAACTAAGGTAAGAAATATTATAAACCTCAAAGATAATAGAATGATATTATATATTTATGGCCGCGAACCAATTGATGTATTATATAATTGGGATCAAACAAATGACAACAATGAACCATTTGCAACGGCAAAATTAAGAACAACAGATAGTATAGAAATTACATTAGAAGCGGTATTAAAACGAGTGGAAAAAATTATGAAAAACTTAGGAATAGATCTCATTAATCTAGATATAATTGATTTGTCATGTAACGTAACATTAAATAAGAGAAATGAAATAGCACCAATAAACGGTAATGAAAGAAGTGAGTACATTAATAAATTAACACTCCTTATTTTCGGCAACGATGAAATATCGTCATCCTCAGTATTATCGTCACAGTTATCACAATCATCCAGCAATACAAATGTATTAGGATTATTTAGTATGTTATCATCTATGTGGAACAATGTAACTAACAATATAACTAACAATACAACAAAAAAAAACAAGAGAAAGGTGAAAAAAAAGGTTCAACCCGAACCAAAAAGTAGACGCTCTTATGTGCGATACTAGTTAAATATTAATCATAGCATATATTTTTAATCCATTAGATAAAGGTGCTGATAAAAAATTAGTCTCTGCGAAATCTTCGATAATTGGTGTATTATTATCGATAATAGTGTTTCCTTGATATGTTTTGAAAGTAATAACGTCACCTACCTGAAACTGATTCCAAAAGTGTTTTATTGTATAAGATACCAATGTAGCATAAGCAGAATTAACACGTCTTTTATACACAATTATTCCACTACGGGTTACAATCATTATTGAAGTTCCGTTCGTATTATCACTGGAGTTAACAGTAATTTCAACCACTAAAAAACCAGGCACGCCACTAGGAACAACCAATTTTGTAACATACGAACCAATATTTTCGTCGATAATAGGGGTCTCATCACTAGGTAACCAGTTACTACCAGTCCAAATTACATTAACGGCTGAAGGTTCGGCTACAATACGGTTGTTTAAATTTTGTAGATAATTATGAGTTGTATATATTTTCAAACTACCCCAATCATTTACCACACTTGACCCCGTAAAATCAGAATAGAACAATATACTACCAGCAATACCTGGATTATAGGGTCCGGTTGGACCGATAATACCTTGTGGTCCAGTATAACCAATTAACCCTTGCGGTCCAGTGTATCCAGTCGCACCTGTCGCACCAGTATTCGAAGCAGAACCGTCTATTCCTGGTTGTCCGGTATAACCGATTGGTCCAATTGGTCCGGTTGGACCTTTTGGTAAAATCTGGTTTGCCAAAGTCGTTCTTAAATAGGAAAGCGTAGAAGTATTAAAATAAAGATGAACACTCTGTGCTTGACTGCTATTACTTTTATACTGTTTTACATATATACGAATACGAATATTACTTTCATAATCAGGAAACGAGTAAAACGGGAAATACAGGGAATTAACATAGCGGTTATTAGGTACAAATCCGGTTATCAAGGAAGGGGATGATTCACCATCAATAATAATAACCTCATTATCAGATTGGTCTAAAACGTATATTTTCATAAAAAAAACAACATCATTGGATGATTGATTTACACCAGCATATAAATGTAAGTCCCATAAACCTTGTGCTACAGATGTAGTAGATAGCGTCGAGAATTGAGTAGTAAATGAAATCATTTCTACTGGCGTAGTCTCATTCGAACCAAATGTATAGGATAATATTTTTTGCGATATATTCATACTTGGATCTTCTACCATAACTCCAGATGCGTCAGGTATGGTAGTTGAACTGGGTTGTAGAAATAGATTGTATTCAAGTGATAACCCGGGTGGTCCTTCTGGGCCCGGTCCACCTGAACCCGTTGGACCAAATGGACCTGTTGGACCTGTGCGACCCATCGTATTTGCTCCAGCTGGGTAATAAGGTATATTTTCACCTTGAATACACACACTACTTACAGGCGCCCCTTGAATACCATTATAATTAATATTATCGTTTTCACCGGTTGAACCATCACAAGTGCCGTTTAATGTATATGTACAAGGACCATATAATGGTATATCGAAAAGACTACGTGAATATGTACTATTAGTCACACTCTCAATCATATTATTTTGTGTGTTAACACCAGACGAATTAAATGGATTAAACCCTTTCAACTGTCTAAATTTTCTTAATTTGGTATAATCACCCGAAGACATATATATACAGTACCCATATTTTCTAATACTATCTTATTAACGATGAGTCGCAGGTTTAATATAACAGGTCTTCCTTTACGTATTAACCAATTTTTTTATCAAATAAAACAAAACGATTCGTTTTTAATTGTCGAATCACTATCAAATTTGACGTTACCAGCAAATCCAGAAGATGGAAAGGTGATATTAATTATTAACGTTTCAGAAGAACTATTGGTATTGAATTCGAATGATAATACGAATCAAATTTATAACAATTTATATGCCCCAAATGGAAGCTTTGAAATAGAGATAGACGCAAATCGAACGGTATATTTAATGTATATCGTGAACATAACATCAAATGAAGGAAGATGGCTAGCACAGGTGGGATAATTCTTAACGTGAAGTATAATTACATTAAGAATCAAATAGAACTCTCTATAAAACATATAAACATAAGTCAATGCCCACTTTGTATTTAGGGAAACAAACAATTGTTAAAAATAATGAATGGGATTTTGGTAATGTTGACGTATTCGGAGTTAATTCAATTAATGTTGAAGGTAATATAATATCAATGCCTCCTGATTTCGAATCATTCGGTATAAATTGGATGGACGTGTCTCTTAACAACCGCAATTATAATTCAATTGCTACTTCATCATCTGGTAAATATTGTTCAGTTACAGTTACTGGAGGAGTAATATATAATACAGCAGATTTTGGGACAACTTGGTCACAGTCAAATAATGCTCCCAACGCTAACTGGAAACAAATAACAATTTCGGCGAACGGTAAACATCAATTGGTTTGTATTCAAAATGGTGGAATTATGTATTCTATAGATTATGGGGTAAATTGGTCGGTAAGTGACGCACCAACGCATAATTGGAGCGACATAACAAATTCTGCAACGGGTCAATATAATTCAGCAAGTGTAAATGGTGAAAGAATATATTACTCTCACGATTACGGTATAACATGGGTTCCATCTGATGCTCCAATAGATGATTGGAAGACAATATCAATGACGTCAAAGGGAGATTTACAAACGGTAGCCAGCGAACTACACATATATAGAAGTTATGACTTTGGTGTGACTTGGGTTGTATCACCAGGCGACATCAGTTTGAATGCGATTGATATGACAATGTCATCGGACGGAAACTTTCAAACTATAATAGGAGGAAACGGTATCAATTATTCAGTCGCGAGTGGTACTCATTGGACGGGTAATGAATGGTTACCTGCCGTCGACGTTTCTAATATAGTCATTGATATTTCTGGCGTAAATGTTATAAGCGCATCATCTTCCGGTAAATATCAATTGATAGGAACAGACGCAAGTGGTATATTAATGTCGAATAATTACGGTTTAGTCTGGTCGTCAGTGAACAATGAAAATGAATATTGTAAAGGAATCGCCATATCTTCTACAGGACAATATGTTTATATAATATCAAGTAATACTAATGTTTTAACAAAGTCTGTGAGAAGGTCCAAATTGGTGAACTCCCTAGTATATTCATTAGAAAATGAAGTAAAATCTAATGGAGTAAGTTTATATGAATCGAGTATAGCAGAATTGGAATCATGGATAGTAACTGCTGAAACAAATTTTTTGGGACTGGAAACGAACATTAACGAAATTGAGACAGCAATCATATTAACTGATAATGACATTACGGCGCTAAAGGCACGGGCGAATATAATAGAATTCAACACCAATACAGGCGGTGGTATTATTTCTACAGGAACACTCTCAGTTGCTGGAGCAACAACAACTACTGGAATTACAAATACGGGTAGTATATCATCAACTACATTATCAACCACTGGACCGATAGCAACAGCAGGAACAATATCGGCAGCAGCCGCTAATATAATAGGACCATTAACATCTAATGGATTTGTAAATACAGGTCCTATAACAAACACAGGTCCTATAACGACTGAAACACTTGCGGTTTCATTGGCGACGACTACTATGGGAATAACAAACACGGGTATACTATCAACAGGAATACTAAACGTTGTCGGAGTTTCAAACACAACTGGAATAACAAATGTCGGTGCGATCGGGACAGGAACTCTTAATGTTACAGGGGGCACAAGCACGACGGGAATAGCAAATACAGGCGCAATTACAACAACAACAACTTTAACGGCAGGAACAGGAGTTACAGTAACTGCTGGAAATATATTCGTAACCGCTGGGAATATAGTAGCAACATCTGGAAATATAGTAGCAACTGCTGGAAATGTAATAGTAACTGCTGGTTCAATTACAGCATTATCAGCAAATCTTACAACCACTTTAAACGCAGGAACTGGTATTACAGTAACAGCGGGAAATATCGTAGCAACTGCCGGTAACATAATAGCAACAACAGGAGGGATAAACGTTGTGACGGCGACGATAAATGGTGGGTTAACTTCTACATCAATATCGAATACAACCGTATGTGGAACCGGAACATTGGTTGTTTCAGGCGCTTCAACTACAAATGGTATTACAAATACAGGGGTAATATCAACAGATTCACTTACAGTATCATCACCTATAACAACAATGGGAATACAAAACACAGGTTCAATCACAACAACAACTACCATACATGCTGATACAACTATAACAGCAGGTACATCTATTAATACAGGTACATCTATTAATACAGGTACATCTCTTAATGTTGGTACAACAATAATAGCAGGAACTGGTATTACATCAAGTGCTGGAAACATAATAGCAACGGCAGGAAACGTTCAAGCAACTGCGTTTGTGGTATCATCTGACTCGCGAATTAAGAAAAACATTACCGAATTATGTGACGAATCGTCATTATCTAAATTACGATTATTAGAACCATCATACTATAATTATATTGACACGAATCGTAACAGCAACAGTTTATATGGGTTTATCGCACAGAATGTTAATGATGTTCTCCCTTGTGCAGTACATATGCGAGATGAAATAATACCCAATATTTATGAAATATGTTTATACAATCGTCAATCAAATATAGTTACATTCGGTTCAAAAACATTTACTGACATTTCTTTAAATTATCATGACGTGAGCGGTTTGAAAATGGAAATTATAAATAATAATAGATATAGACGTGATGCTATTTATATAGAAGGTATAAGTAATAATAGTTTCACAGCAACTATAAGAGAGAGTGCAATTATATCTGTAGACAATTCTGGATGTATTTTGAGAAGAATAATATCAAATGAAGGTGTAGTTTACTATAAACAAAACGAGAACACAACCACGAATATATTTGATATATCAGGAACTATTATATATGACACAACGGGAAATTTCATTTATAAAAACACATACAATGAAGACGGAAGTCACGTTTTTATGCCCGATATAGACGTATCTGGAAATATTACCTTGGCAATTTATCAGGGTATTGTAACTGAATATATATATGTTTACGGAAGTAGAGTAAATGATTTCCATCTTATTAATAATGATTGTATTCTAGCGTTAGTATCATCCGCAACATGTGAGGTGGATAAACAGTTACAAGCTACGAAATTATTAGTAACCATGCAACAAGAACAATTAAATTCAAAACAGGCGTCCATCGATAAATTGGAACTTGACATAGCAAATATAATGAATATATTGAACGCTCATAATATGTTTGAATAATAATAAATACAGATTATATTACACCCTTGGTAATTTAAAACGCCGTTTATTTTGAAATAATAATATGATAATAATATAAAAAATTATTATCATATTATACTAATTATGAATATTGATGAAATTATAACCAAAAATAAATTATTAGAAGAAGAGTTACACCAAACAAAGGAAGAATTATCTCAAACAAAAGAACATCTTAAAAAATATACTTCTCCTATACAAAATAAAATATATTATGAAAAGAATAAAGATAAACACAAACAAATGGTTAAGGAATATAAAGAAAAAACTAACTATTTTACTAATTTATCAAGTGAAAAGAAAAAGGAATACGCATTAGAAAATCCTTAAGAATAACTAAATTTCATATAAATATACTTATAAGAAATTTAGTATTATAATATAAACCGAAATGAGTATGGACTTGGATATTAATAATTATAGTATTCGTGATCTGGAAACGTTTTTCAGATTAGAACCGGATGTATATACACCAAGTGATGTAGAGTTAAAAGAATATGAGATTCGCGAAACACTTTTATCTAGCGGTCATGTAGATATAAAATTACAACGTGATCTCATTGAATTTCTAAAACAAGCAAAACGATGGTTACTATACACGAAATTTGGTAATTCAGCTGCAGAACCACAACCGAGTAACGAAAGAAACAAAGGTAATTCAAAAGACCAAATTGAATATCAACAACCACCTTCTGGAATACCAAAAAATCACCGTCTGGACCCGATCGATATACCTACTTCTGACCTACCATTTCATTCACGAGTAGACGATGAGATAACGAAACGTCCCGTCCGTGAATACAATTATTCATATCCGAGTGAGTTTTACTCAGGAATTTTAAACCCACTTAATAAACGCGTAATAACGAAATGTGTCTCTGTTGATACGCGTTTTAGAAATAATTATCAAACAACCGACCCAACCGATTTTGTTATTACTTTACCGTCCAAACTAAATAAGGTAGTATCAATGCAATTAGCTGCGTTAGAATTCCCTATTTCGTTTTATAAAATCTCGGGAGCATATGGGAATAATTTTTTATATTTATACGTGAATACACAATATTATATTGGAGGTCCGATAGAACAATATGAAATAATTGTTACTATACCGGATGGTAATTATAGTTCATTTGACCTTATCGATAGGATAAATTCGACGCTCAAACCACTA